GCATTTTTGCCGATTGCCTGTTAAATATGCCACGTTCCCCTGACTTACTGTCATACAAAGATAGCCATTCACGCATGAATGTACCCATCTGTGGCTTCTCTTTGTAAGCAACACTGTTGTTAGCAAGCATACGCTGTCCTTCATACTTAAACCAATCACCTGCTTTTGCATGACGCATCTGGTCATCGTTAAGATTAGACAACGAAATCAATGCGCTACGGCGTACACCACCGACTACAACAACCTCGCCAATCTTACACATAATGTCGTGGCATTCGATTGGATACAGCCTACGTCCTGATGCCGACTTAAACTTTTGAATGATAAACTCAAATAGTTCTTCCAGTGGTGCTGGGCCAGATGCCCGACCACCAAATGTTTTAAGACGTGCGCCCGCAGGACGAACTTCTGAAACATCCCATTTAGGAATTTGCCCAGCATACAACAGAGAGATAAGTTCACGTAGCGCTTTCGCCCAACCCGGACGGCTATCTCCGACCTTGATTACTGTATCGCTTTCTTCAAAGTGTTCATTTACAATAGGCAGTTTCTCAACGCAACTGCGTTCCACAGAAAAGCCTACGCCTGTTCCACACATGAGAATATACATTGTCTCGTCAAATGCACGTGGGCTATCTACAGGCACGTATGAGCAGTTATAGCCACCTACATGGCAACGATCTAGTGCTGGACCTGCAGTCATCAACGCCCTCATGCTAGGCATGATTTGCTGATTCAGTACAGCCTCTTCTAGTTCAGCCCGTAGTTCATCAGCCAAGACATAGTTATGTTTGTCTGCAAGATGCTTTTCCATATAGTCAAAGTATCTGGATACAGTTTCAGTCCATGTCTCTCTACGTTGCTCATCTTCTTTCCACCTCGCGTAACGTGAGAGTGCAATAAAGTTTTGGTAGTCTGTTGGTAAATAGTTGTTCATAGTATATCACTCCATAATTGTTTTTATATTTCTAATGTTAGCACCCTCTACTTCATAAAAGTATTCTTCTAAACTATCCTGTATATCCTGCCCTACATTTTCATCAGCTGGTATAGGATATTCTTCTGGGTCAATGTCAAGTGTAATGTATACTTTAACTCTTGTCATGTCGTTCCCCATAAGTTGCTAGACGATTCATATACCAATTAGCCTTTTTAATATCTTGATCGCCGTTCTTATATCTTTCTCGCCATGTGTACTTGATGTTGTTCCCCTTACAGTACCCACGAAATTCTTCAGGTGTTAGTGCTGCTTCAATAGCCTCAATGCATTCAATACCTGCGTGATTATAGTGAGGTGGATTGTTTACCATATCAGGACGCACTCCGTCAAGCCATTTATTATCTGACTGTTGTTCTGCCTGTTCAGTCTTGTCTTCAAAGACAACATCTTTCCACTGTCGCTTCATTTCTATTTCTTTCATTATCTTATTATAATCTGTCATCAAGCGCTACCTTTCGTGTCTGTGTTAAAGTTTATTGTTATTACGTTACCATCTACACCCTGCACAACAGGCTTGTCACTTCTTTCATCAAACTCGTATGAAAAATAATTCTCCACATAGTTAGCAACAAAGTCTCTGAAAGCCTCATCCTGTTCCATCAAAGGAATTGTTGATAGCATACACTTTACTACATACTCTAAGTCCTCATATAAAACCCTTGGTATTTCATTATCCTGTGAACTAATGACAGAGAAACTAGCCTCTCCTGTAAACTCACCTTCATCAGTTTTAATTGGACTAACACGAATAAGAAAATCTTCTTCTGTAATCTTAACCACTTCTTTATCTTCTTCGTTTTCCTCTGTCATTTATTACTCCTCTTCACTTTAGTTCCTGTAAATTTAATAAATTTCTGATGCCTATTTTTCCCCTTTTCCTTTAGCCATTCTTCAGGTATGATCCTATCATAATAACGAAAGCCATACTTTATGCACCACTCTGCGTATGTAGACTTAGCACCCTTGCGTAGCTTTCGTCTGCTGTTTTCAAATACAAAGCGAATATCTAATTTAGGATGCTGGCGTTTGATTGCAAGGTGCTTTCTTCTGTCAGCCGCTGTAAACATTCCCTTTGTCTCAATGATTATACCATTGGACAGCACGAAGTCTGGAGTGTATGTCCTGTAAGCAAGGTCTTCCCATTCAATCTTAATAGACTCGTAATCAAATTTTACTTTGAGGTCTGTAAGATATTCAGAAATCTTATGCTCAAGGCCACTACGAAATCCTAACTTACGTGCTGCCCTAAATCGTTTCGCATTATGCACTGCTGTATTCACTCGCTAGTTCAACATACGAAACAATCTTTGGTTCTTTAGCCTGCGACTTAACTGCTGGTAACTCTTTCATATGAGGCCAACACTCTTTTCTGTAATCACAGAATGAGCATTCCTTGGCTAGAATTTTATTACCAGTGGGCTTGCCTCTGAATGTTTCCTCTACAGGTTCAAAGCAACGCTGAAACTTATTGTCATCTACAGTCTTGACTGTTTGTACAATCTTCAACATTTCTTTTTCAGATTCAACATTAGTTGCTGGTACATATTTAAAGTTACCGTTTGCTTTATTAACTACCCACCAGCCACCTGGTTTTAAGCCAGTTGCTGTAGCATAGCCAACAAGTTGTCCGACATATCCGAAAGCATCTCCATCACGAAGAGTTTCAAATGACTCAAACTTGTTACGATAAGACCAATCAGATGCTGATTTAACATCATCAACAGCACCATCAATAACAAGGTCATATGTTCCATTAATGGTATGCTCTCCAATATCAAGAGATACATTTTCGGAATCACCATACTCTACTCCTGCTTCAGTTAATAAACCTTTGAACACTGCTTCAACGATGTCGCCAAGCATCATGTTCATTACGAATGTGGTTGGGCGAGGCAGGGCAGTCTCTGGTTTATTCTTCTCAAACCATAACTGGCAGGTTGGCCTACCAATATTTGACATGCGAAGTCTAAACTCTCTACTACCTGACTCACCAAACTGGCGAAGCACAGCCTGTCGGACATCTTCCGCAATCTGATTTGCAGTTTTTTCCGACATGGTAGACTTCCCATTGGAAGCCTTCTCCATGTAACTATGCAACGCCAGTTCAGCTGGATGGTTCATACTATTCTACCTCTTCAACATCAATGTCAACAAAAGATTCAGCGAGTTCTTTCTCTTCTTCTGTTGCTTTTTGTACGTTCTTCTGTTCCCATTCAGACAGAACCCAACGATTATGATTCTCGATCACAGCCTGAAAGTCGCGCAATAGGCTTTGATCTTCATCAGTAATCTCGTGCGTTGTGTTAAGGTCTGCCTCACACACAGGGATGTAGTATGGGCCATTAGGTCCAGTTCGTTCTGCAGTGGATACAATTATGTCATGCATAATTGGAAGCCTACGATGCTGGGCAAACTTGGCTGTAACGTCTGCGAAATTTTTGAACCCTTCCTTTTGGCTAATGTCAAAAACAAAAGGCACGTTCTCAAGTTCTGCTGCATTACCTTCCTCATCCTTTGCATCAATAAACGTGACAGTACCATACGTAGAACGTGTACGCTTGATTGATCGGATCAAGTCTTGTTTATCCTTCGATAATGCATCAAAGTCTTTGATGTACCCAGAAGGTTTGCCACAGTTAAACCCACCATAGTTATCTTTAAGATCAATTTTAAGATTTTCTGACATAACTGTCTTGACATAGTTCTTTGCATTAGGGTCATACTTCTGGTACATAAATCGTTGCATGAACATACGCATCTTAATCTTCTCTGCGTATATAGTTTTACCCTCAACGTCTGCCATGAAGAATGATCCTGCAGATACTATATCTACATTCATCATCTTACCATTGACCTCTGCCTTACCCTTGATGGGTTGGCTATGAATTTTGATTCTTGCAAGTGTGCTTGTGTTGTCATTTGTATCCGATGACATGCCCAACATCTGGGCCACTGCTGCATAATTATTAGAATCAATTACTGTTAGTTCACTCATATGTATTTGCTCCTTTCATTTAAAATAGAACCGTAGTTGTATCACACTACGTCTTTTGTGTCAAGCCAATTATTACCTATTTTTGCCTCAAGTTCTAGTGGTACATTAAACACTATACCCCAACGCATTGTAATCAAACCTGGAAGATCATCATTAGTTTTTTTAATTATGTCCAGTACAGATCGTTCCTCGAATGGGTGTACGTCAATTACAATACTGTCATGCACTGTGTTGACAACACATGATCTCATGCCGTGCAATAACTTCTCTATGTGAAGCAGGGCAATGGGAACAATGTCTGCTGTAGCAAACGACTGCACAGGATAGTTCTTAATCTGTGTAAAGTGTGACACTCTGCCACGTGAGTTACGAGTTACATCAGGAAAAGCAAACTCTCTGCCTGATGGTGTCGTAATCTTGCGTGTGTTTATAGCCTCTTTAGCCAGTCGGGAATGCCAAGATGCGACCCCTTGGTACTTCTCCGTGAAGTGTGTGTAGTATGCTGCTTCAGCCTTTGTTCTTCCAAAGCCTGTTGCTCCATATAACGGCGCGAATGTATGCGCCTTCGCATCCTGTCTACTCGTAGGTTGACCAGCGGTACTAATAACTTCAGCGGTGTAACTGTGTACATCAAATCCAGTAGATACTTCTTCAATAGCAACTCCATCCTGTGATAAATAAGCAGCCGCACGAAACTCCAACTGTGCAAAGTCTGCTTCCATAATCTTGCCACCGTCAAACCTAGACACAAACACCTTCTTCACAGGGAATGTGCCGCCACGTGGCATGTTCTGCATGTTAGGGTCAGCACCACTAAACCTGCCTGTGGCAGTGCGATGCTGTAGCAAGCGTACATGCAACTTGCCATCAGTCTTTGTGTGTAGGTCAATGCCTTCGACAAAGGATGACAGGTATGTGTCAACGGCAGACAGCCTACGTACCTTCGATAAGAAGTCTACTGCATCTGTCATACCTTTGGACTTCGCGGCAGATTCCAACACTTCAAGGTTGCCCTTGCTTGTCGTGAAGCCATTCGCGCTAGCCCACTTAGGTGATGGCGGTTTGAATTTAAGACCTGCCACAGTATCAAGATTAGTAAGAGTATAACCATCTTTGTTGCATACCTTACAAGTATTGGGTTTTGCAAAAGGTGTTCCATCTTTCTTTACCTTCCTTACGTATCCAGTTCCATTACAGTTTGAGCATTGCTCTGCTCTAGTCTTATACATCCGCTTTGTGCCACCCGCAATCAGACTGCGAAAGTCTGCGTCATCCATGTATGGGTCAATAGCATTACCCCAATAGGTCTTATCCATAACCTTGCGGCTATAGATAACCCAAGACAATTGCTCTGGGCTGTTCAAGTTGATAGGTGTATCACCCATCAGTTCACGAACATGCTCTTGCAGGTCAATCTCAAGTTGCTTCTTCTCTGCCTCAAACTGTTCGCGCACTTCATTTAACTTGGTGCGGTCAACGCTGAAGCCTCGCTGATAAATACGAGCAAGACATACAGCCACCTGATTGGTCAGGTCAACTGTTCCCATCAAGCCGCTATCATCAGGTGTATTCAGGCGATACATCAGTCTGTCAGACAGTTGCTGTGTAGCATGAAGGTCAGCAGACAGATACTCTGACAACTCTGCGTGAGGAATATCACGAGTGCTGTAACCCTGTTTGAAATATTCCTTCAGTGTGTCCTGCTTCTTTGTGTCTAACTCATAGCGTTCAGCACATGCTTCTAGTGACATTGGTTCTTTCTGTCCACGTTGTAGCACATACTCTGCCAGCATCGTGTCAAAGACAGGCCCATCATACTTAAAGCCTGACTCCCACAGCCACAGCAAGTCGTGTGCAGCATTGTGACATATAAGAACACTAGCCGCATCAAGGAACTCCTGTACTAGTACATGTCCATATTCATCTG